CGGGCGCGGTGCAGTGCGCGGTCTCCCGCGTGGGGGTCTAGCCTTGAGTCCCATCGTTCTGATCCTCCGTGCAAGTGGCACAAGTTGCCGGCGGCCGAGAGTCGGCGCCGATCCAACGGCCGCACTTGGCGCAGTACCAGTGCCCGTCCCTCGCGTTCGCGTGGTTCTCGGTCGCGATCGCCAGTGCGCACTCCTCGAGCTCGAACCAGCGGCGCTCCATTGCCTCGTAAACGTGTGCGACACAATGGAGTTCGTCGGTGTGGAGTCTCTCGGCGGTCTCGGCAAACGACTCTCCGGGATCGCTTAGGCCCATTCGCTCATCGGCGGCGGTCAACTCGAGCTGGCTCATCGTCGCGACCTGATCAATCGATGGGAGCTGTATCGGTTGCGGCGAATCCTCGAGGCAATGCGTCAACGACTGCGGCTCGATCCCCCGAACGTGAGTCGGCGGATGTGCGAGGCAATTGGGGTGACCCTGCTCGCACGTCCAAGGCACCGGATCGGGCGATGTCCAGTCGTGATCGACGCCGCACACGACACACCGGCCCTCGTCGTCGGGGTGACAATTGAGCTCCGGCCGCGGCTTGCTCGCGGTGATCGGCCCGTCCATGAGCGCGGCGATTCGCGCCGCCGTGCCCTCGGCAAGCTCGGTGACCCCCATCATGGTTCCGAGCGCGACGATCGCCCGCTCGTTTGCCTCGACGCGCTCCTTGAGATCGGCGACATCTTGCCGGAGATCCTCGAGGGAGCTTGCCTCGAGCTCCGTCAGTCGCAGGTCGAGTCTCTCAACGAGTTCCAGCAGGCCGTCGCCGGCTGTCGACGTCGCGTTGACCGCCCGCTGCGTCTCGCCGGACAAACGGACCACTGCCTCCCGGAGCTCGTCGATCTCTTTCCCGAGGTCGCGGAGCCGATCGAAGATCTGCTGTGTCTGCACTGAGTCGAGATCGATCATGACTATCTCGCCTCTCGTGGAATCAAAACAGAGTAGGCGCCGCCTGCGTGTCGCCACTCCACGCATGGGCCGTCAAGCGAGTGCCAACCCTCAACCTTGTTGATGCCGCCCCGAACGCGCTTAAATTCGTATCCGTTCGCGGTGGTCGGAATGCCCTGATCGTCGACCAGAACGATCGTCGGCCTACAAAGGCCGCTTTCGGTATCGTAGTGTAATGCTGTTTTCTCGGTCATGTCGCCTCCAATCCGGGAAAAGCCCCGCTCGAGCGGTCGCCGGCGCGACCGCCCTGACTGGACTACTCCAGCGGGAGCGGGAGCTGAACCATCGGCGCCGATCGCGGGCGCATCCGCGGCGCCGGCGCCGCGACCTGATCCTCAGACGTGATCACGATGAGACCGCGAGCCGCGAGCGCGCGCAAAGTGCGCCCGTCATACTTGCCGCATTCAGAATACGGCCGGCGGCGGATCTCCTCGAGGGCCGAGCTCATCGCCGGCGATGGCCGCCACGCCGGCGCACGCCTGGGAAAGTAGCGGCAACCCATTAGCGCACCCTTGCGCAACGGGCACCGAGCTCGCGGCCATCCCGTTCGAGTGTCGCGATCTCCTCATTCGTTGCCGGCCTCGAGTCACGCTGTGCGGTCACTTCGCGGCGTTCGCCTTCGAGCGTTGCGGCCTCGATCGCATACGGTTCGCGGGTCGCGCTCGCATAGATCGACGTGTGCACGTTTGCGCCGAGTTCTGCCAAGACATCGACGGCGCACTCATTCACGCCGAATCCCAACCGCAAATGATCGTCGGCCTCGAGACCGTCGATCGCGAGAAACTCCTCAATCAATGCCCTGATCACGTGTCGCTGCATGGTAACCTCCTCTATTCAAGTCTCGCCTGAAACTCGGAGGGGGTCAACACCTATTTCAAGGTAGACTTGAAACGCGGCCCCGGGGGCATCCGGGCGGTATAGTGCAGGTCGAAACGCCGAATCGGCGACCGGAAAAACCTAATGATTTTCCCTGGTGACAATGTAGTTATTCAAGTAACCCTTGAACATTGTTGGGGATGGTATTCCGAGTAATACCTCCCCGGCCCCGCCGGGAAACGGGGTGCACTTCAGTGCAGGTTTTTCGGCGCGACGATCGCGCCCGCCACCTACACGAGCCGGCCGATTGTCTCGAGCGGTAGCTCGTCGAGGTCCCGCACCTTCCGAACGTTGAGCGACGGAAAGCGGCCCGTGTTCCCCTCGATCGTCTGAACGCGGTTGCCCGGGAGACCTTCCGTGATCACGAAAACGTGCCCGGCGCGCGAGCCCCGACGGCCGCGTTTGATCGCGCCGATGTCGCCGGCGATCGGCGCCTCGAGGAGCGCCCCGTCGCGGGCCACGTACCGCCCGGCCTCGGCCACGCGGGTGGCCAGCGCACGGGCATTGCCAATCGGCATCCGGCGCGAGAAGCGCTGATCGTAGAAGCGGCGCCACTTGGGCGCCGGGAGCCCGACGCGGGCGGCCGCTTGCTCGATCACGTAGCCGACGAAAAACGCACACCAGTGCCCGATGGGCCGGGCGAAATCGTCGCCATACGGGAAATCTCGGTAGCGGTGGAGATCCTCGCCGGCGTTGTCTTGATAGGCCTCGCCTTTGCCGAGCTCCTCCTCGGCGACCTTGACGATCTCGAGTGCCCATGCCGAGGCGTGCTCCTCGGTCTCGCCGAGGTCGGCCCGGCGGCGCGCGTCCCATGCGTTGACGGTGATCGGGTCGAGGTAGCCATCGACGAGCACGCCGAGGGCTTCCTGCAGGGCCCGCACAGCGTCAGTCTCGCACTCCGGCGGAATGGCCCCGCGATCGCGCTGGCGGGCGTTGTAGGCTTCTGGGGTCGTCATAGGAGGCTCCCGAGAGTGAACGCGGCGCCGATCGCGGCGCCGATGAGGGTCCAGCGAAGCCCGACGCGCCAGCCCGGCTCCGGCTTGCGGCGCTCGGCGAGCTCAGACGAGCACGCGAGGAGGTCGGCCTCGAGGCGCCGAGCAAGCTCGGCGGTCGCATTGGCCCGGTCGATTTGCGGCCGCGGGATGAGAAACCGGGTCTCCGTCAGAGTAAGCTGCTCGCCCCCACGCGGAAGCTGGATTACAGTTCCGGCGGGCAAGATCCGCGGCTCCGGCTCGTCCGCGTGGGCCACGGCCACGGCGGCGAGCACGAGCCCCAGGGCAATCAGTCCCGCTTGTAGTGTTTTCGCCATCTGTCCAAGGCCTCCTGATCGCTCCGCTCCGCCTCGCTCCGCTCAAGGCGATCGCGCTGTCCGGCGAGCGCGTCTCGGCTGGTACGCGCCCGCTGCCGCCTGGCCCACCAAACGAGCCAGATCACGGCGCCGAGCACGGCGAGCGCGACTAGGGCGAGCGCGATCGCCTTACCCGTTGTCACCGGCATCGCCTCCGGCGGGATCGCCATCGACCCAATCCGGCACCGGGCCGGCGCGGCGTGCGCCGAGCCTCTCCTCGAGGTAGTCTTCGACCTTATCAGATAGCCATGAAATCACACGTTTACGCGCGTGCTCCCGGAAGTAGGTTGCGGCTTTCTCCAGCTTGAGGTTGTGGGGCAGCGCGTCATTTAGTTTCTGCGCGTGTTTCCGGCCGAGCTCCTCGGCGCGGTTGATCGCCCGGTCGGCGAGCCGCTGGGCCTCGCGCTCGATCGGGTCCGGGATGTCGACCCCGATGCGCCGTTCGATGGCGGCGAAGATTTTCGGCAGGTAGATAGCGGCGATCGCCGCCAGCGCAGTCGCCAGGACCTTGATCGCGACGATCGCAACTTCGTTGGCTACGGATGTGGGTTCCATTCTCGCTCCCTTCTATCTAGGCCCGGTGCCCCGAGAGCGCCGAGCGGCCTCCTCCTGTCGGCGCTCGATGCGGTCGAGCGCTTCCTTTTGCCCCCTCGCGATCGCGACGAGCTCGGCCAGGAGCTTGCCGTGCTCCTTGCGCTCGGCGCGATCGTCGATCGTCCATTGATGCAATTGGGCGAGCCGCTCGCGGGTTTTGTCGCGCGCGTGGATCTCCGACTTGGACAGCGAGATCGCATGGAGCGAATTTGCGGTGCGCTTGCCGCCGTTTCGTTTGGCAATGAAAGCGGCCACGAGATCGGCAATCACTTTGGCGAGGATCACGGCGAGCGCGACGAGCCCGGCCGTGCCGGCGCCCTCCTCGGTTACGACCGCAGCTAGAGGCCACACGTGCACGTGTACCTCCCACAGTCGCACCCCCCGCCGCCGCCGCTGATATCGTCAAGTGAATTCACGAAAAACGGCACAGTATCGCCGGCGAGATCGATCGGCGCGGTCGTGAGCTCGACGGTGATACCGTACTCGCCGGCGCCGTGCGTGGTCGTGAACGCCGCCGGGATCGTGAACCGATACATCCCGCCGCCAACCTCGGAAACACTCGGATTGGAGCTTGCCGTGTCTTGCGGGTTGCGCACGGTCACGGTGAAATCGCCGGCGCCGAGGCCGGTCCGCGGCGCCCCGCTCGAGGTCTTCACCCCGAACGTGTACTCGAAATCCTGATTGACCTTGCCGATCATGCTACTTGTCGAGCGCCTTGATCGCGTCGATCTTGGTCTGGAGATCGGCCGCACTCGTGGTCAGGTTCGCGTGCGCCTGTTCGATCTGCGTGACCAGCCCGTCTTTGTCCGGGATCGGCAGCACGTGGGTCTGAATGACCTTGCCCTTGTGCTTGATCTCCAGTTTCTCGAAATAGCTACCGTCAATCTTCGTGAACGACTCCTCGACCTCGAGGCCGAGCAATCTCGCGGCGGCAACCTTGCGGTTCATCTCTTGTTCGTTCATCGTTTCCCCTATGCCAGTAGCCCGGCGCCCTGGAGTCTGCTCTCGAGTTGATCGACGCGGGTCTGTAGGTTGAGGATCACCGACATGATCGTCTCGAATTCATCTTGGGTGGAGAAGCCCCACGCGCTCCCCACGCCGGAGTCGACCGGCGTAGCGATCGAATAGTCGGGCGTGGTGGGGCCGGTGTGGGCGATTTGCGTGAGCGCGGCGGTGAGCGCCGCCGGCCGCACGACCGGAGTCGCCCCCCAAAACCCGAGCTTCTGAGTTGTGGCCGTGCCGATTTGCGAGCCGGTGGTCGCGTTGACTGCAACGTTCTTGCCGTCCGACATCACGAGATCTTGAATGCACCGAACCTGCGAGGCCGTCAGTCGGAGGATATCGGCGGCAGCAACTTGGAGACCGAGCTCGCCACTCGTGCCCCAATCAAGCTGCGTTTTCGTCGCGCCATTGTTGAGCTCGAGCGTGTCGGGCTTGATCGTCGCTTCGGTCAGGCCCGCAAACAGGAAGTTGATCGCGGTGAGCGTCGAGCACGTGAGATCGAAACCGCCAAAATCGTTGCCGCCGGAGCCGATGTTCAGGGTCGTGACGTCGGTCGGCTGACTGAAATCGCGAACCAGGAGCTCGGCGATCGCGCCGCGCACACCCATTTGCAGCCACGCGGTCGCGCCGGTGTTCCCATTGTTGTAGGTGTTGACGTAGCTGTCGGTCGCGGTGCCGTTCGGGAACATGCCGAGGCAAGCGCCGAGGTCCGTGGTCGTTGAGAAAAGCGTGAGGTAGTCGAACCAATTGAGCCCAAAAAAATTCGAGTACGCTGTGAACGTGAGCGCCGCGACCCCGGCGTTGCCAAACCCGGAGCCGCTCTGGATGGCCGTGATGTCGGCGCGCGGCGCGGTCAGGAAGTCGGCGACAATGACCTCGCCGTCGGTCTCGATCGAAAGCTTGTTTACCGAGTTGATCCGGAAGTCGATCGACCGACGGAAATCGGTGTCGGGAATCTGGTTGTCGAAGATCAGCGTTTTGCCGGAGGTCTCAACGCCGGAGATCCGGCGGAGCTCGAGGCCATACTCGACATCGTTCCAGCCGCCGAACGAGCTCACGAAACCATACGTCGCGATCCCGTTGTAGCTCTGGAAAATGACATCGTTCACGGTGCCCTGCGCGAACACGTCGGGCCGGCCCGGGTCGAGAATGAGCTGGTTAACGCAGGTCCCGAGAGAGCTCGCGATGTCCCCCATCTTGAAAGTAAACGTGCCGCCCTGGTTCTGATCGGCCCCCCACTGACCCCCGCCGAGAAACATCTCATACTGCGTCGCCGGCCCACCGGAGACAACGCCTTTGCATTGCGCGACTCGGCCGCCCTGGTTTTCGAGAAAGAGCGTGCGCCAATAGTTCGTCGCGTCGCCGATGTCGTGAGCGCCGTCGGTATCGGCGAGGAGGTGCCCGGCCGCGGTCAGAACGTCGAGGTCGGATAGATCCCAGCCGCTCCCCTGGAGGAGTGCGCCGTCCCACCGGGCCAGGGAATGGTCGGCGCCGCTTCCGATCGAGGCCGCGATCTCGCCGAGCGTCATGCCCATAGGTTCACCGCTCCACCGGGGTAACCGTGAAAGTCACGGTGCCGGCGCTCACGCCGGCGACGAGAGCGAGCCGATCGAATAGGCCGAGGTCTCGCGCGCCGCCCGACCAACCAACGTCGGCCGTGAGATCGATATCCTGGCCTCCGTTCAGATTCCCGAGGTTGCGCCAAGAGCCATCGCGATATCCGGCCAAGTAAACATCCGAGAGCGTGCACGCCTCCGACGCGGCGATCGCGAGATCGTAAAGGCGCGGCGCGCGCCCGCCGATGCGCCAGTCAGTTACGTCTTTGCCGTCGCCGTCGTCGACCGGTGCCGGGAGACTTGCTTGCGCGGCCTCGACCTCGATTGCCTTCGAGCGTATGAGAGCTGACCGGCCCATCGCCTACCGGAAGTAACGATCGATCTCCTCGATCGGCGTGGCCTTGCATGTGACCGTCGAGGTCGAGAGCGTCCCGACCACCGCGAGCCGGCGCCACACCCCCACGTTTTCCAGGCATTCGGCAAACCCGACGTTCGCGGTGAGATCGATTTGCGTTGGCACGCCGTTGAGCACGTTCAGGTATTTGACGAGCCGCCAGTTCTCGTCAGCATCCATGCCCGCCAGGTAGGCGCCGGCGGCAATGTTGCACGAGCCGGCCGCGTCGATCGTGAGCATGGTTTTGACATGGGAGTGTCCCTTGCTGGCGCCTTGGCGCCAGTTGTCGGGCACCGCTTCGCCGTCGGACGCGCTCGACGGCGCCGGGAGGGTCGCTTGTGCGGCCTCGATCTCGAGGGTGATTGAGGGGAGCAAGACTTGTCGCATCGGGGATCCTTTCTACGGGTGGTCGACCGTGAGCTCGACCAGGAAGTATTTGCGGCCGATGGTACCGCCCGCGACATCTCCGACGGTGACGCGAACGGTTACACCGGCGGTCAGGGTAAACGGCAACGAGCCACCATTCAACACGACTTCTTGAAACGTTCCGGCACCGGGCGAGGCGCCGGAGTCGAGTACGCTTTGGGTGTCATCTTTCGCGCTATGCTCGGAGACGGAGACCGCAATCGCGTTGCCGGAGTTCTCGTGCACGTAGGCCCGCACTTCCTTGATCCGGTCGCCGACGCAGAGCTTACTGCTCGTGTAGGTCACCGTATCGTTGACGGTCGTGGTTTGCCAGTAGGAGTGATACGCGGTGGGCGCTCCGCCGAGTGCCTGTTGGTTGATCGGATGGAGTTGCACGATCCGTTCGCCGTGCTCGCCGCCTATGATCGCATCTTGGATATCGTTCATATCTTGCGAGGCAACAGGCGTGCCCGAGCTGTAGGTGCGGTTTCTGCCAGTCGGAAGCGTCATGGATCGTTCTCCTAGCTACACGGCGCCTCATCGGCGCCGGCGTCAGTGTCGTCGGCCTCGACGTAGATCGTTGCGGTCGCGCCCGCCTGGCTGTCGGCGGGCTTGATGCCTTCTATGATGGCGCGCGCGCCGTCGAAATCCGGCGAGCCGCTCAAGGCCGGATCCGCGTAGGCATACCAGTTGAAGACGCGCAGACCGTTCGGCATGAACGCTCGCCATTCGTCGACGTCGACCTGCGTTGCGCTCGGATTGCTGGCGACATCGGTCATATTCATGATCCCAACGTTGAGCGGAAGATCGATGCCGGTAATCGACGAGGACGCGGAGTCATCATCAGGATCGGTCGCGTGATAGAACAGGGTCCAGTCGTCGCTGCCGTCAAAGCGCATTCGGATGTAGCCGGGGGGCGAAACCACCGCTTCCTGGTTCCAGGCCTGCCAACCCCCCGCGGCCGTGTAGACGCGGTAACCGCGCTCGACCGTGCCGCCCGATTTGCGCCAGCCGAAAAACAAGAGATCGCCGGCGAGGTTGTAGGCGAATAGGCCAATGTAATTGCCATTGTCGAAATTCGAGGCGAGCGTCGAGACGACCTTCACCTGGGTATCGCAACCTTCGGATGGATCGCCATCTCGGAGATCGCCGTCGATCGGCATCACCAAATACGTCGGTCCGTTCGTATCGTCGCGCGATTCCCACCGCGCATCGGCGCCGCTGTTCGTGATGAAATGCGCCATGCCGGCAACCGAGGAGACGCCCCCGGCCGGCGAAACTTCGAGCCAGTAATCGGCGAGCGCCGTTGCGAACGCGTCGACGTACCGATTCGTGTAGTTGAGGATCTCGAGATCGTCGGAGGCGATGTCGAGCACGTCGGCGAGCGCTGTCTTGATGTCCGGCTCAGCGTAACCGTGGCATGTGCGGAGATAGGAAACGATCCGGTTGCGGCGCGTTTCCGTCGTGTCGAGCGGTCCCGGCGGCAACCGGCAAACGCGCTCCCAATCCTCGAGCATACTCCACGCGCGATCGGGCGCGTAGTCTTCGCGGAGCTCCTGATTTTTCGAGTAGAACGCGCCGAGGCCATCGCCCTCGACGATGAGCTCGGCCTGGATGCCGCTATCGGGATCGATCGAGTAAGCGGTACCGGGCGGCAGCATCGGCCGCACGAGCAAGCGGCCCTCCGGCTGGTGTACGGCGATCCGGCGGTAGGTCTGGCGGATCTCCTCGATCGACATCTCATGATCGGCGACCAGGATCCCGTCGACATCGGCGGCCAGGAAATACTCGTAATCCGCCCCATTCGGCCGACAGCCGACGGTGACCGGATCGGCGGCGTTGCCGTCGATGTCGCCATACGTCGACGTGACCTCACCGGCAAGCCAGTCGTTGACGTAGTAGCGGACCCTGACCGAGCTCGCCGAGTACCAATGGCGAGTCACGGTCAAGAGGAGATAGCCGTCGTCGACGACGGCGAAGGCTTGCGCGGCGGCGCCGGCGATGTCGGGATCGGGCTGGGAAACCGCGGCCCACCCGAGTCGCATACTGCCGATCCCGAGGGCCACGCTGAGAACGTCGAGTTGGAGCTGCCAGGCCGAGTCGCAGGCAATGACGATGCCCGCGGTGCCGATCGTGTCTTGCCCGGAAACATCGTACTTGATCAGGGTTTGGATCGAGAGATCCTTTTCCTGCAACGCGGCGGAACCGATATCGTCGGCGGTCGCGCCTTTGTCCGTGGTGAAACGCCGGGCCGGGCCGGTGCAGCCATCGACAACCGTGGGGAGCTCGAGGTCGGGGGTCGCGCCGGTGTCTCCCTTCATGTCCTCGACGCCGCCGGCCGCATCGGAGATGTGCAGACCGGTCGCGCGTTCGCGCAAACGGAGCTGGATGATCGTGCTCATAGGCCGATGCCTCCGGGTGGATCGTCCGGCACGATCCGGGCGCGCGCCGAGGGGAGATCGTTGGTCGGCGCGTGATCGGTCGTGAACACTGGCGCCGCGGCGCCGGCACCGGGCGTGAGATCGTAGCCGTTCGGCCCCGAGTCATTCCAGTTGTTGTCGAGGCGATAGTAGGCCTCCAGGTCACTCTCATCGCCTTGGAGATGCCATAGGTAGTTGGCGGCGATCTCGTCATCGTCGAGCACGCGCGACCAAACCCGCACTTGGTCGAGATCGCCCTCGGCCCAGTGCTGAGGATACGCGGTATTCTTGGCCCCCAGGAAAAACCCCGCGGCGCTCGCCTGATAGATGTTGCCGATCGTGCCCGTCTTATTGCCGAGCGGTGCCCCGTCGACGTAGTAACGAATGCGCGCGTCGGCCGCCCGGTAGCTCAGCGCGTAGTGGTGCCATTCGTCTTTCGGGATGTTCAGGCTTCCCGCGGTTGGCCAGTATTTCGTGATCGGCGAATTGCCGTCGAGTGTGTACACGAGATAGAAACGATTGACGACGCCGGAATTGCCCTCGAGGTAGACGTGGTAGGAGCAATCGCTCGGGTTCAGATACTTGCCGATCGCGGTCCACTGATCATCCGGCGCGGCGGGATCGACCTTGAACCAAAACTCGAAGGTGCCCTCGGTCAGCTCCAGGTTCGGACAAGAGGCGCCCGCGATCGATGCGTAGTCTTCCTGGTTGAGATCGAAGTAGGCGCTATGCGTGTTCGCGGCCATTGGCTCACTCGTACCTGACCAGGGTCTCCTGGGGGATCAGAAACTCGATCGAATCATCGTTCGGGTAGACCGGATCGTCGGGCACAACCGTGCTCGCCGGATCGTCGCACACGGCATCGCGCACGTTCTCGATCGCGAGCGCGACCGCCTCGAGGCGCGACGGGTTGAGGTCGGAATCCCACTCCCCGGTCCCATAGCTGCCGACCGCCGGGCCGAGCGCATCCATGTGCGCGATCAGCGCGTCGCGCACGTCGTCGATCAGCGGCCCGCCGGAGTAGACGGTATCCGGGTTGACTGGCGCCGGCACGGGGACCTCCTCGAGCACGACATCGTTCGCGCCGGCGCCGAGCTCGGAAATCGTGTACTGCTGGCCGGTGCCGTTGCCGGCATTGGTCTTGATCACGAGCCGATCGCCCGCCGCCATATCGCTCGGCCGCGCCGCCGTGAAGGTGAGCGTTTTCGTGCCGGCAACCCATGAGCTCACGACTGGCGGCGTCGAGTCGTCCCAGTCGCGCACGTAAGCCGCGCCGGGGCGCGGCGTGATCTTCATCTCGATATTCTCCGCCTGCGTCGTGGTCTCGAGCACGCGGAACGATTTTACGTGGCACGGCCGCTCGAGATCGATCGCATCCTGCAACGCGGTGCGCTCGGTTGCGTTGAGCGCGCGCACCGAACCGGAGCCGGTGTGCAACGCGGCGACGTCGACGGAGCCGCGGCCGGCGCGGAGCGGATAGACGTAAGCGGTCGAGATGCCCGTGACCTCGAGTGCCCACGTGGCGTAATCATTCTGATTGCCGCCGAGGCCCGGCTCGCCGAGCTTGTCGAGGATCCGCGTGCGCCATGCCCCGATCGATTCCTGGTCTTCCCCGTCTTCGTCGAGGTCAAGCTGTAGCTCGGCCTCGGCCGTGATCCCGGCGGGCGGCGACGAGAACGTGAGAATCTGGCCCGCTTCGAGATGGGTCGCTGAGCCAGTATCGACCGAGATCACATCCGCATCGAAATAGAGCGCGGCGGGGACGGTCACGTTTTCGTTGAGCTCATAGGTCAGACCGTTTTCGTGGGTAAGTTGCTCGCCGGCACTCGCCGTCGCTCCGAGCGTTCCGACTACTCGGAGCGCGTCACTCTTGCGGACTACGGTCGCGCCGCGGCGCGGAACGTCGAGCATTCGGCCCCAGTGTTCGAGGCCGGCCTCGCTCGCGGTGTCGGGGAAGAGATCGTCATACGTGATTTTGCCGGCATTATAGAGACCCCAGAGACCGAACGCGATCACGCGAAGTCGCTTCCAGTTATCCGACCACTTGCTCACGTCATGCTGATCGAGTCGCGACTTGAAACTCGCGAGCAAATCATCGTGGATTTCGTCAAGAGTCGGAACGGTGTAAGACATCTCAGAGATCCAATGGTAGGAGGTTTACGAGGTCGAGCTCCTCGCCGGTCTCGAGATCGATCACGGTCGTTTCCGCCGCCGCCCGATCGACCGCTTGCCGTTCGGCGCGGATGCTTTCGACCGCGATTCGGCCCTCGGCCACGAGCGGCGCGGTGCATTCGTTCAGGATGTCGCGAAGCACGGCCGGCGTGCGCAGGGTCGATTTGCCGCGGGCGAGCTCGTAAAAACGTGAGCCGGCATCGGGATCGCCGGCCCAGTTCTCGAGCTCGCCGACCACTTGATGATAGAGCGCGGTCTCCGCGCTCCGGGTGAGCTCCCATGTCCCCGTCGAGGCATCAAAAATGTAGTCTCGGGTGAGAGGGTCGATTCTGCGGTCGAGTCCTGCCATGCCTATGCCTACGTGATGGTTTTGATCACCGGCCCCGGAAACGTGGCCGTCCCTTTGCCGTCGGTCGCGGGGTGGATGTCGGCGGCAAGCGCGGCGGCGGATTGGGCGCGCGAGCGCCGATTGGTCGTGTTCGCGGTGAAGGTCGCGGCCAACGCGGCCTGCAAGCCGGCGAACGTCGGTTTCGTCACCGCGGTTGCGCCACTGAAAAACGAGGCGGGAAACGCGACCATGCGATCCCACAGCCGATTGAAACACTTGATCACTTCGGCGGCGCCCTCGCTCGCCGAGTCGCCGGCCTCGAAATCGACGACCGAGGCCATGCCGGTAACTTGCGCCTGGACAGCGGCGGCGATGATCGGCACCGGGGACCCCCCGTTTGCGATCGCGTTGTCCATATAGTCGGCATAGGCTTGCGCCAGCGCGGTTGCAGCATCGCCCTCGCTCATGGTTGGCACCATATTCGCGAGCTCCGCGGCCAGCGTGCTTTCGGAAAGTGCCACCTATTCGCCCTCCACATTGCTTGTGCCGGCGTTGCCGGCGTTGTCGGGAACGCCGGTCGGCCCGGTGCCGGAGGGATGGACATGCGCGTCATAGGCCGAGGCGCGCACGAGGGCATCGCTACTGCCCCCGTCCGTGCGGAGATAGACCTTGCGCCCGCTCGCGCAATTGATTTCCACGTCGCCGTCTTTCGTCAGTTTCGCCAGTGCGCCGGCTTCGTTGAAAATTGCCGTTTCGCCCGCTTCGAGCTCCACGCGGATCGACTCGTCGCGAGTCGCGACGATCACCGGGTGCGCACTTTTGCCGCCGATCTTGACAAGAATCGCCTCGGCATTGCCGGCGTCGAGGCTTGTTTGTGTCGGTCGCGAAGCAAAGCCGATGCCCTGAAACGCCGGCGCGTCATCCTCGGTCTCATCCTCATGGCCGAGGAGTTGCCACAAACCGCCGGGGGTCGCGGCGATCACGAGCCGGCGGATCGCCGCCCGGCCCTCGACGGCGGCGCGGCCCGTTGTGCGGCGCACTCTCGCGCCCAGTCTGTGGAGTCGACTCATTGGGTCAGGATCGTGTTCAAGGGGACCAGGGTCAGGGTTGTCATTTCGCCGCCGGGCTTGTCGGCGATAAAATCGCACGCGACGATCAGGCCCTTGGAGTCGATGTCGAGGGCATCGATCTTGATCTCGGCGATTGTGTCGCAGGCATACAGGGTCGCCGGGGTAGTCGGGCCGTAGCGTTGCCCGTGGCCCGGCACGTTCAGCGTGATTACTTCGGCGCCCGAGTTGCGCAGGTTCATCTCCCGGATCGCGCGATCCTCGGCATCCTTCGCCGACTTGATCTCATCGTCGGAGAGGATCAGGGTTTTCCGGTGGGCGAAACTCCCGCCGATGCCATTGGCCCCGTCGCCGTCGCTCACAACCCCGCGGAGCTTCGTCACGCGTCGGCCATAGTTGGCCGAATCGCCGCGCATCGCGCCCACGACCGTGATCCGCGAGTAGCGCTCGGCGATCGATTCGGTGAGCTCGGCCTCGATCACGTTGCCCCGGAAACCGCTTCCGGTCAGCGGGAGCCGAAACGCATACTGTGATTCTTGCTCGTAATTTGGAAGCCCGATTACGAAACTGTAGCCATCGGCGGTCGACCAGCCGAGGAGTTGCGCCGGTTCGAGCCAACTGGCCAACACATCCCAACGGGACTGGCCCGGCTCGACCTTTTTCGGCGCCTTGCTCCGGTCGAATACGACCGGCGGTTCGCCGTAGGCGGCCGCCACATGCGCCCGTTTGCCCCGGAGCCGGGTGCGGTTATCCGCGTTGGAGAAGCCAACTTCGGTGAACCACGGCCCGATGGCGGCCTCGGCGAGCGACTGAAGCGTTTGCAGACCGCGGAACGTGGTTAGGGGCATCGACTCATCGACGAGCCGGCCGCCTTTGTCGCGCCCGCTGATACTGAGCCGCGTTCCGTCGCGGCCCACACGGCGCCGGCGCTCATCGACATAGCCGGTCAGGATCCGGGTGCCGTCGATCGACACCTGGATTTCGGCATCGGGAGGCACGAGCTCGGCGGCCTCGGTCGAATAGGGCGAAAGCTCGAGCTCGAAATCGTCGGCCGGACTGAGCATGTCGCACGTGATCCGGTAGCGTTGCCAGCGCTCGATCACCTTGCCCCCGGCCTTGATGTCGATCTGGTGTTTCACGGAACCTCGATCGTGATCACGGTGCCGGCGACAACAAGCCCGGGGTTCGGGATGTCGTTGAGCTCGAGGAGCCGCTCGCACTTCGCGAGGGCATCGGCGCCCCCATAGAGTCGCTGGCAAATTGAGATGAGCGGCTCATCCGTCGGCACGGTGTAGGTGGTCAATTTCGGGGCGGTCGAAACGTAGAACGCCGCCAGGTTGCGGAGATTGTTGTGCAACCGAGTAATCGACCGTACCAGGGGGTAATTGGCGACATCGGCGGCGAGCTCGAGGCTATCGGCGAGATCCTGGATTTTGTTGGCCATCTCGGCGACCTCGAGATTGACCTGACGCGCATAGAGCTCGGTGGAGTCGCTCCAGGAATCGGCAAGCTCACTTGCCTCGGTCGGCACGGTCGAGCTCGTGCCGGCGGCGGCAAGCGCGGCATCGGCCTCGGCGGCGGCCGCATAGACATTGGCGAGCTCATCCTCGCCGGCGATCTCGACAAACGTCACGCCCTCGGAGGCATCCTCGATGAATGTGCAACTGATGGTCACGTAGTCCCGATCGGCGCCGCTTGCCGCGACGCGCACGCCGCGCGGTCTTGCGAGGTACGTGCCGAAAAGCGGATGCGTGAAGCGGTAGGCCTTACCCTCGGCGACCACGAGCAAAAACTCGGCGACGCGCGTCAGCACTTCCGGGGGGATAAAAACCAGCGTGCACGCGGTTTCGCGCGGCACGGCGCCCATGTCCTCGAGACTGGCGCCGTCGACGTTCGGATACTCGTGCTGTGCCAGCGTGCGCGAAAAATCGTCCGACGTATCCAGGATATCGAGCGGAATTCCGGCCCACTCAGCATCGAGGAGCTGAACCTCGAACTCGTCGACGGTGACCGCCATTACATGCCTCCCTTGCGCTCGATCTTTGTTTCGGCGGCGAGCTCGGGCGGTACCTTGATCTGGACATCGACTTTGACCTCTTGCGGTCTCAGTGCCGGGTGGATCCCGGGCGCGGCCGTCGCACCCTCGAGCGCGCCGGCCTGCTGTTTCTCCCACTCCTTGATCTTCGCCGCCTCCTCGCGGAGTCGCGCGGCGTGCTTGCGTTCGCCGGCGGCAAACATCCCGCCATAGTCGGCGAACATGCCCCGGGCCATTCCGAGTTTTTGTAGGCCCTCGGCGATAAAGGCCTCTTTCTCGAGCTGTTTCGCCCGCATCATGCGCGAGGCCGCGGCCCCGGTGGGATCGTACTTGCCGGCGCGTACCGTCGTATCTTCGATCCCGGCGAGATAGTCGGAGGCTCCGGTGTACTCATCGATCACGCTACCGATCCCGTAGCCGATGCCGCCGGCAATCGTTGCGTTGAGCGCACCGCGCGCATAGCCCCCCATCTTGGAGCGCTTTCCTTGCGACTGGCCGCGGCTTTTCGCGCTCCGGCCCCGGCCGCGCCCGCCGGCACCGAAACCTCCAACCCCGCCGCCGCCCATGCCGAGGAGCGCGAGCAAGTGCGGTGAGACTTTGGCCGTGGCGATCGCGGCCAGCGTGAGCTTGAGATTGTCGGCCAGCACGCCAAGGATATCGGCGACGGTCTCGAGGGCTCGAGCGAATTTCTCGATTCGCTCCGGGGTGAATAGACGCGCGATCGTGTTTTTCATCCGCTCCCAAGACCGATTCATCCGGGCCACGGAGCTCTGCTGGTAGGTGGCATAATCCTCGGCAACCGCTTTTGATCTGAGGCCGGCTTGCGTGAGCTCGTCGACCTTATCGACGTTCTCCGTCAACATCTTGAGCGCACGCGCGCCCTCGGCGCGGCCCATCGCCTTGAGCATTTTTTCGATGTCCTTCCCGCCTTTTGAGCGGGCGATGTCCTTCACGATCTCTTGAATCGTGCGGGCTTGCTTTAGGCGCTTGCCCGTTTTCGGATCGGTTTTGTAGGTGAAAACCTCGACGCCGGTCGCCTTCTTGATCTCCTTGGACTTCTTGAGAAACGCCGTCATCATGCCCATGAAACCGGTCGCGGCCTCGGAACCACTGCCGAAACCTTGCCTGACGACCTGCATCGCAGCACCGAGATCGGCCAGGCCCTCAACCCCGACCTTGCCGAATTCGGGAAATTGCGAGCCAAGGCTTGCCATGAGAGTAGAGAGCTCGCGGAGCTCGATCGCGCCGGCCTTGCCCTGCGAGAGAAGCACGGAGAAGGCTTGCTCGAAATCCTTGGGATCGATCTTGAGATTCTGCCGCAACGCCGCGGCGGTGCCAGCGATGTCCTCCATTTCGGCGCCGGAGGCCGCGGCGACCTTCGCGAATGTTGTGAGCGCCGCTTGCGCGGTATCCATTTCGCCGGTCAGCGAAACGAATTGCGCCACGCCGCCGAGGAGCTTATCCGAGGCGACTCCGGTTGTATCGCCCATGTCTCGGAGCCGCTTGCGCAGAGTCGCGGTTTCCGCGGCGGTCATGCCCGATTGAATGCGCAAGCGGAGTAGGCGCTCCTCGAATTGCTTGACATCTCTCGCGGCCATAGCGAGGCCGGCGGCGCCGCCGAATCCGGCGAGCTGACCGAGGCTCCGCGTCACGCCCGAAAAAGCCTTCTTCAGATCCCGGCTCGATTTTCGTCCGAATCGATTTAGCTTTTCACGTGCGCGACGGAGCCCGGCGTCGAGCTTGCGCGACCGGGCGCCGATCTCTATGTTTGCGGGCCGCGAGCCTCGAGGCACGTGATTTCCTTCCTACGAAGACCCCGCGTTTGGCGATCTTCGTTCCTTTGGCTTTCGGTTTCGCTTCGATCCAGATCGTCATGTACTCGAGGAGTTGCCAGTCGGTCAGGTCGACGGCGGGTTGTCCAAAGTAAGCAAAAAGCTCGCGAGCGCGCGTGACCCGAAACTGGTCAAGTTGGCCACGTGCTTTTTTTTTACGGCCTCGGCGATCGCCCGATAGGTCTCCGGATCGAGCTCCCAGGGATCGGGATCGACTGATGCGCGAAAATCGCCATAGTCCGAAAACAGGATGTCGCATTCTGTTTCCGAAAGAAGATCCCGGAGCTCGAGGGAATCCTCGGCGAACGGCCGCGGGTAGGGTTCGCCGTTGCCGCCGAGCTCGGGTTCGAGATCGCGCATCGCGAGCGAGAGAACCTCCCACGCGACCGCTTGCTCGAGGTCGGAATAGCTGCGGAGCTCGACCGGGATCCCGAGGTCGTTGAGCCGCGCGCACGCCTGGGCAACCGCCTGATCCTCCTCGATACCCGTGAGCAAACGCCAGCCGAACGGCTCGCCGGTGTCCGGGAGCTTGCCTTTGCCCGTCAGGCGGCGCCCACGGCGCAAGCGAGCGAGCGCCGAGGCCGCTTGGACCTCGGCCTCCGGCGCCTTGGCGAGCTCGTGCGCTCGCCTCATGGTGCGATCGCGCATGGCCTACGTGGGCTGAATCTCGGGGTAATGGTCGAGGCAGAGGATCTTGACGCGGTAGATCGATTCGCCGTCCGCGTTGTGGCCCTTGCCAACCTCGGTGATCTTCGAGTCCTCGCACCGGTAGCGAAGCCCCCCATCGTTCTCCTCGTAGACCAGGAGAAACTCGGTCTTTGCTCGCTTGAGTCCGTGCCAGTCGATCTCCGGTGGGTTGATCGCCTTCACTTCGAGATCGATCTCGTAATCGGAAACGCCCGACTTGTGGCCGAGCGCTTTCCGATTCCGGCGCATGGTCTTGACGACTTCGGCGCCGGGATCGGTGTCGGAGATGTCGAGCGACATGACCGTTTGGAGCTCCTGGCCGTTGATCGAGATGAACGCGATTTCTATGACTTCACGTGCCACGGGTAACCCCCTACTCCACGATCAGGTTCATAACGTTGACAGTTTGATTGAGCGGCGCGACAACTGCCGCCGGCACCGCTTGCACGAGCCGATCGGTGACGACCGGATCGGTTTCGACCACGAGCTCGGCGGCGTGATCGTCGATGTTGTGCCAGATCTCGAGATCCTCGAGCTGGTACATGACATCCAACGTCACCGAACGCACATCCTTGGCCGTGCGCTCGGTCTTCTTGGCGCGCGGGAAGTGCAGCGCTTGGGCGATGTCGATTTGGCGCGCGCCGTAGTAGAACGAGCGGCCGATCGTGTAGTCGAGCATGGTGTAGAACGGGACCGCATTGTAGGTGACTTGCGTCGTGACCGCCCTGACGATCTTCGCCTCGGTCTGCGCTTCGTTGGTCGAAAGCATGAACAGACCGCCGCCGATCCCGCTCTCGAGCTCGGCGTTTGTCGGGATGTCCGCTTTCTCGGGAAGGTAGAGACTCGGGAGCGCTACGTCATTCCAAGGCAAAGCCGGGTCCGGCTCGGCCGCGAGCATGGTGCCGATGTAGGCTGCGATCTCGCTCGGTGTATTCCGAAAGCCCTCCGCGCTGACTACCATCTGGCGCCAGTCATCGGCGGCGGTCGCGAGGGCCTGTTGCGTGGCCAGGGTTCCGCGTCCGGCCATGAGGCAATGCCGCCAGCGCTTCGTGGTCGCTTCCCAACAGGTCGCGATATGATCGGCGCAATCGGCGATGTCTCCGGCTTTGTTGTTGGCCGTGACCACGACATCGTAGTCTTTGTCCTCGAGGAGATCGAGACTGGCCGTGATGTCGACCGTGCCGGCGCCGGCGACTCCGGCCGCGGCGACCACGGTCACGCCGCCTACGGTGCTGATCACGTCGATTTCGACTTCGGCGCCGTTCTCGCCGGTGTGTACCGCGGTAGTCGTGACTACGTTCGAGGCCGCCGCCGAGGTCACCGGGAGCTCGGCGATGAGCTCGTCGATCGCGTCATCAATGGCCGTGGCGATGTCCGCTTGGAGATCGCCGTTGGCGACGGCCACGCGGATGTCGCGCCCGGAAATCCGGATGTGGATCTCGCCCGCTTCGCTCGCGGTGCCCGTGACCGTGATCGTGTTCGTCTGCGCGGTGCCGGCCGGATCGGCGATCCCGATCGCCCAGATCTCCGGGGCCTTGCCGTAGTCTCGGGTTGCCTTCATCGCCCACCGGCACATGAGGGCGAGCTCGGAGCCGGTGCCGAAGTAGGCATCGGCCTCGGCCTCGGAGAAAATCTCCTTGAGCTCGCCGGCGCTCGCCGACCCCGACGAATCGAGAATCCCGACGAGTACCACGCGGGTGTCGAGCGCGACGAGCCCCCTCGCCGCGGCCGCATAGTTGAAATTGAAAAATCGCCCCGGGCGGCGGATGTTGCTCGCTACGTCATGATCGATCATGGCTAGCCCTCCGGTGTGTCGCTCTTGCGGGGCGCGGCCACGCGTCGAGCCGGTTTCGGTTGCGCGAGCTCGGTCTCGACCACGAGCTCGAGATCGCCGCGGCGGATGGCGCGGCGGTAGAACGAGTGATTGGGAACCTCGACGATCTCATCGTGATAGATCATCGTCGGATCGCGGCCAGTCTTGCGATTGGGCCGAGCGCGCTTGCGCATCTTCGGGCACGGTCGGCCCTCGACGGCGGCGCGCACTTTCAAGGTTTTGGGTTTGCTCATGGTGCGATGTCCGTTCGTGATGTGGTGATCGGATCGATCGTGGCATCCTCTGCGTTGTTTACCTGCGTTTCGAGCTCGGCGTAATCGTCGGCATCGGCATCCGGTGCCGGGCGATTCGCGTCGAAATCGACATCGTAGGACAGGCGCCAAACGGTTTCCTCGGCCGTGCGCAGCACAACGGCCTCGGCCGCCGGGAGCGCGAATCCGGCGCCATCGACGCCGAGCTCCTCGCCGAATAGCACATTGCGGATGTCCTCGATCAGTTGGTAGACGCCGGGATCGTCGTCGATGCCGTCGCCGCGATTGTGCTCCTCGGCGCCCCGATAGTTGGAGCAAACGACTAGGAGCTCAAGGGCCGCGTTCAGCGTGCTTTTGCGCTGACGGAGCGCGATGTCGGAATAGTCGCCGTCGCCGGTCGTCACGCCAATCGCCGGGGTCCCGTTCTCCTTGAGCCGCCTGAGTTGCGGATCGTCCGCGGTTGGCGCCAGCGGCCCATTGTACGGGGTGACGAGCTTCACATAGCCACCGGTCGCGCCGCCCGGCAAGGTCTCGGCAAGGAGCGCGGTTTCGAGCGCGGTGATCACCGCGTCTTCGTAGGATTTGCGAAGTGCGGTCAAAATCGCCTCGTAACGTGATCGAGAACGCGTTCCACCAATTCGCCCAGAAACTTTTCGCTCGCCCACATGTGGACGCGCGCCGGGATCTTGGCACCGCGCCCGACAATCCCGCCCTCCTGGTGCACGCCCGACCACGGAATGCGCGAGATCGCTCGAATGAATTTCGGCCCCCATTCGATGTCAAACTGCATCCGAAGTTGCCCGAGAGTCGCCCGGGCGAGCTTGCGGCGCCATTTCTTGCCGCCCGGGGATTGCCGTTGCTGGCGGCGTTTGGCTTGCGTGGCCGGCGCCAGCGGCTCCCAGGCGCCGTCAGGGCCTTGCCGTTTGCGGCCGGTCTCGCGGATGTCGGCTTTGAGCTCCGGCGCACTCTGGCGCCATACGGACGTGAGATTGCGCGCCCGCCGGCTGGTTTCCGAGAATGCTCGATTGAGATCCTCGAGGTCGAGATCGAAGGTCGGCTCGATCACCAGAACCCCTTGAGTGATTCCCGGGTGACCGTGGTCGCGTCCCCGTCGGAATCCGTGAGCGTCGAGCGGTCGCCGGTAGTCGCGGTGACCGCGGAGGATTTGGCCGGGGGCGGGTCGACGCCGGGGTTGATCCGGCCCTCGCTCACGCCCTCGAGCCAGTCGCGGTGTTGGTCGTACTTGACCTGTGCGCGATCGTCGAGGCAGTCGCGATTATCCTTCAGGATGTAGACCGCGACATCCGCCGTCACGCGGCGGATCACGTCTGACGGCTCGTCGAGCGGAACCTCATAGCGCCGGGCAAGATAGCCGTCGATCCAGCGCGAAGCGTCATTGATCGCCTCGGCTAGCACGGTCGCATCGGCCGTGCCGTCAGCGTCGAGATCGGCCAGTTGGACTAGCTTTGCCGCCCCCCCGGCCGCCCGCTCGAGATCGGATTGCGAGCAGTAGTCGGCCATAGGCTAGCTCTCCTTGGGTTTGGTTTTCCGCGTGCGAGCCTTGGCCGGCTTGCGAGTCGCCGGCTTTTTCGCTCCGGTCTTGCGCTCGGAGGCGCCGGGCGATTTGGCCGCGGCCGCCGGCGATGTGCCGGCGGCCTTGGCCGGTCGTGCTGCGACATCGGGATCTGACGCAGTAGGAACGCCCGGCGGCCGCGTCGGGGGGGTTGGCGTGGCCTCCGGGGCGCTCCGGTCGTCCGGCGGATCGTGCGGTTCCGCCGGCGACATCGGTAGCTCGGTGAGTTGCTCGACGACCAGTTGGAGCTCGCCGCAAATCGCGCGCGCCCGCTCCTCGCCGATCTTGGCGATTTCGATCACGAGCGGCTTGCGGGTGAACCACAACCCGACTTTGCCGAACGGTCGGCCCGGATCGGTGCTCGGCGCGCTGGAAACGCGCAGAGCTACCGTGTCTTTTTGGAGCGGGCGCATCGGCTATCAGGTCGTGCCGTCGGAACCCCACGCGTAGTGAGGATCGCCGTAGCCGAATCCGTACCGCGCGTCGACGCCATACTTCAGCACCTTGCGCATGAATACGTCATTCGACTTGGGATCGTCCGCGCTCTGGAAGGTCGCCGATTCCCGCTTCTGGTAGATCAGCGGCTTGATCGGCGCGGTGAGGTCGCACAGGAACCAGTAGTTCGCATACGAGCCGACCAGAGCGGGCGAGATCATGACGCGGGCGGTCTCGCGCATGACGTTCTCGATCTGCACGTTCGAGCCATCGTTTCTGTGCTCGGTGCCGACGATCTCGAGCGCAGTCCTCTCCAACGTCGGCCCGACCACAAGCACGTTCGGAACGATCCCGCGCGAATACTCGCCGCCTTCGTCGAGGTAGGAGCCCATGACGGCGCGCGCGGTGAAATACGAGTCATGCGCGAGCGCCGCGGTGCCGAGGTTTGAATACGTCGCCGAGGCGCCGTCGACATGCGAGGCCGAAAAGAAAAACAGCCCGTCGTATGATAGGCCGCTACTCCACGAGACCACGGTACCGTCGAAACCGTTGAGCAGCATCCGGCCGAGCATCAGACCGGGGTGCATTCCGGCCTTGCGACCCATCGTCATGATCTTGGGTTTGACCATCGCCAGCCGGTCGTCGAGGATGTCATTCTTGTCGACCTCGAGGCCGGTCGCATAGTCGAGGTTCTCGATCGTCATGGCCTCGGCGCGGAGCTTCGCCAGCGGGCGATCGTCGAGCCACTGTTGCAGCCCGGGCACGTCGCCAAACCAGTTGTATTGCTCCTCGCCCGCCTTGGAGCTCACTTCCATTGCGAGTTGCCGAACCGGGTCTTCCACGAGATCGAGCTCGCGGTTGAACATGGTTTGGAAACCGCGCTGTGCGGCGGCGATTTGCGCGGCCTGTAGGTATCGCTTGCTGGACATGAGTCAGGTTCCTTCCTACGCGACGGTCGCGCCTTCGACGTGACAGACGATCCAGCCGCCCGAGTGCCATTCGAGCTCGATTTGCTCATCGACGGCATCGAACGTGATCGTGGTTCCGTCTGCGAAATTGGCCGGCGTGAGCGTCCCGACCGGGGTGCTCGCGGCGACGGTGCAGTACAGGGATTTGCGCTGGCCCTCATAGCGGCCATCGGCCAGCGTGAACGCCATCGTGCCAGTGACCTCGAGGCGCGTTGTCCTGGTGTAGACCGAGACGGCGCCGGCGGCGTCGAGGGTCTCGAGCGCGCTGACCGCTTCGTCCGGACCTTCCGGGGTGCAGACCCACGGGAGTCCGGTCACCGGATCGAGCGAGTCGAGAATGCCGGCGACGAGTGCCGATCCCTCGGTTTCGTCGGCGACGGTCTGATCGTCGACCGCGTAGACCGGGCGCCCGACATCGGCTTGAGTCACGGCGTTCGCGTCATTTTCCCATTCAAACACGCCGGTGGAAACGCGAACGTTGAGATCGCCGTCGGAGCCGCTCGAGTTGTCGACTTGCTCATCGGCGCGGCCCTTGCACACGTCGCCCGGTGTCCCCTTGGCGGCCGGTTTGGCGTAGCCATCGGAGCCGATGGCGACATAGGCGCCGGCGTAGATCAACTGCGAGGCGGCGACCGGAAGCGAGATCGTGCGGAAGGTTGCCTTGCGGCGCGTGTTTCTGTCTTGTGCGAGCGCGGTCATGGCCTAGCCCTCCTCTCCGTCGCTGTCGAGCCAGCGAGTGTGTTGCCCGTGCTTGAGGAAATCGGCCGGGGTCAGACCGAGCTGACGAAACTGCTTCGCCTGGATCTCGACCTCGAGCTCGCTCGCCCCGTACTCCTCGACCAGGATCCGCTTGACCTCGCGATCGTCGTCGCTCTCGGCCGGCTCCGGCGGCGTGTCGAGTTGCCTCGGCTGGCCGACGGGCACGGCCGGTTCGAGCGTTTTGAGGAAACGCTCGCCGCGGTCGACGTCGGCCTCGCAGAGCTCGAGAAACAGCTTGTCGCGCTGATCGCCCGGCGTGATCAGGCCGCGATTCAGCGCGTCTTCTCGGAGCGCCGCCACTTGCGCTTTGCGGCGCTCGGCGAGTTCCTGGGCGCGTTCCTCGCGCTGTTTGTCGAGAGCGAATTGGACCGACTCTCTCGAGAGTCGCTCCGCTTCGATCTCCTGGGCTTGTTCGGCGAGCCGCCGTTGCTGTGCCTCGAGGATTTCCTCGGCGGTTGCGTCGGGCGGTAGGCCGAGCTCCGATCTCACTTTTTCAAGCGACATGGGCAATGGCTCCTTGTGTGGAAACTGGTCTGACCGTGCGGCCATGAGCGCGGCACGGATATCGGCGATCTCGGTCTGCTCGACCGCGGGAAATGAAACGGCCGAGGTCTCGGCTCCGACAACACCGCGCCATTGGAGCTCAACGATCGCACGTTCGCCGTTCTTTCCAAATTTCACGACATCGCCGGGAAAGTGCTTGCAGTCTCCGCCCCAGAACGGTTCGTCGCAGACGGTGCAGTAAAGCGACTGTCTCAACCCCTTCATGCCGCGCGCGACTCGATCCCAGGAAATCGAGAAAGTCTGCAACGTTCCGTCTAACGCGCCCTCGACGGCCCACGGTTTCACGAGATGCAGAAGTTGACGAAACACGGTCCAGTCTCCGAGCTCCTCGGCCTCGGAGAGTAGGACGTGCCCCCCGACCGCTTCGAGATGCCGGCGATCATGGTCGCGGAGAAACTGCACCCCCTCGAACGTGCGCGCGAACGCGGCGACCTCGGCGGGCGCGAAGTGAAAGAAATTGCGGTTGGCCTCTTTCGCCTTCGATTCCGGCAATGGGCGCGGCGTGTTCGATTGCCGGAACACGATCGCGTTCGCGATGAGCTCGTGCGGCTCGCCTTGGCGCACGCCGCGGAGGAGCTCGATCCGACGTTGCTCGTCGATCGCCTTTTCGCCGGCTTCGCCGAGTTGCTCGAGCTTATCGCCCGGAGCGGTCGGATCGTACTCATAGAGCGTATAGCAGACGGGGCTTGCATCGCTCCGGAAATCGAGGGTTGTCGGGATCGCATTCGGATCAGGCTTGCTCATCGTCATCTCCCATCGGGCCGTGTTTTTTCGTGCCGACTAGCGGTGTGCCTTGCGGGCGGCGCAGTAGGGTCAGGTCGCGGATTTGCTCCTCATCGATCTCCATGCCGAGCTCATTGGCGCAAATCGAGGCGATCTGCACTTGCTCCTTGATCGACACGTCGAGGGCTAGATACATCTTGAGCCGCGGCGGTCGCGCCTTCAGATTGTTGAATTTGACAAACGGCCGGCCGATGCAGTCGGCAAAGCTCTCGGCGAGCCAACCCGCATCGCCGAGGAGGAGGGCAAAATTCGTATTCTGGTGTACGCGCCCGATCGCGTAGCTCGCCTGGCCGGTGGTTTCCTGGACAAGAGTTGCGCCCGCGATCAGTTTCGAGATCTGGAGATCGCAGAGGGTTACGAGCGAACCATGTACGTCTTCAGCGCGACCGCCGGTTTTCGCCTCAGTCAGCGCGATCTCGCAGGCTTCGCTCACGGTCGCGTAACCGTCAGTCCCGACCGCGGCGACCGCGGCCTCGAGGGTCGCTTTGTCCTCCGGCGATACTTGCTCCTCGTACTTGCCGAGCACGTAGGGGAGACCGAACCTGTCAGCGAAAACCAGCCAATCGCGCACGGAAAGCGATTTGAAATGCGACCAAATGGCCGCCGTTCTCATGAGGCCGCTCGAGGCGATCAGCGGCGTATCAGTGCGATGCGTGTACCACCACTTGCCAGGGATCAGGGGCACCCCGTCGATGTCCGTCGGTTTGGTCAAGAGGAGCGGTGTGTCGGTCTTCCGATCGAAGCGAAAGCGCCGTTGTGGCGCATTCTCGATCCCGACGGGCACGGCCAGGCCGCCTACCCGTTGCCAGTCGATCTCCGAGAGTGCCCAGCCGAACGGATTGGCCGTGAGTTGATGCTCGAGTACCGCGGTGAATCCCGGCACGTCGCGGAGTGCGCTCTCGAGGTTGACGGCCGCTTGTTTGTCGGCCGGACTATCGCCACCTTCCTGGAGAACCCACGGTTTGCGCGCGACGGATTCGCGACGGTTGCCGAGCACGGCGCGGAGATGTGCGTCGACCATGATCCGCTGACTGAACAAATCGCACATGTTTTCCGGATAGCCGTCATCAGCCTCCTCGTAGGAGGCAAGGAGCGAACCTATCGAAAGCGCCGTGGTCGAGAGCGTCGACATCCGGTCGAGCTCCTCGGAGAACGAGAATTGCGGCCCTTTGTTGATCGATTTGCGCCCGTCGTTTCGGTCGGCAAGGAGCCGGGGCGCCGGGCGGCGAGGAGCGGTCAGACGGCGCCAGGCCCGACGGAGTCGACCGGGAGGGCGAGCTCGCGCCGGCTTGGGCGCCCCGGGAATGCTCGGGATAGCGGGCCTCCCGGTGAGTCGTGACAATGCCCGGCGCCACCACGGCGCCCCGACAAACATGGGATTCGACATAGCTAGATCCGATCGAGGTCTTTCGCGCGATTCGACCGCTTGGGCTTGACTGCTTTGTAGCTGACCTTACCCCGCCTCCGGCGCCGGGGGAAAAACCGCCAAACAGGGTAGCTGACCGCATCACATAGGTGAGCGTGTGGCGAGCGCCGATAGGGTACTCCGCCGCGATTCTCCCATTGCTTCAAAGCCTTATTAGTCTCGCGGTTTTCGGGGACGCTGAACAGGCGCCGATACGGTTGGGCCGAGCGCCGGGCCGAACACATGCGCGCATTCGTTGCCTGGACTCGTTCCACGATCGGCGGATTCTTTTCCATGCGGCGATCGGGGACATAGAGAAACTTCCAACCGCGAGCCTTGAGCAAATCCCAGGAGCCGCGGCCTCCCTTGACTCGTTCGTGCGATCCGGTTTGCCACTTGGCCGAGGCGTCGAGGATGAGCGCGGTCGTTTCCTTGTCGTACCCCTTGGCCTCGAGCTCGTCGGAGAGATCATCCTCGGTTCCCTCGACGACGGTCTCGTCGACGAGCCATTGGAGCGGGTCGATCGGATCGCGCGGGTTGGCGAAAAACTCCGAGGTCACCGCGGCCATGTAGGGCGATTTCTGAAAGTCGATCCCGATCACGTGATCGAATTCGCGCCCGAGGTGCCGGCGCGTGACTTGGCGTGTGATGTTGCCGAGCTCCGGGGTCGGGCGGATGTTGCCGGCGGTCGTCGACGGTAGCCACGCGTAGAAAACCCGATCCCCGATCGGTACGAAGATCCCGAGAACCTCGCGATCGTAGTCATCCTCGCCGAATTCATCGCGGAGGAGCTCGAGGCTTCGCCAATCGAGCGTTGGGTTTTTCTGATTGTCGAAATGGATCAGCTTGACGCCCGGGAGCGCGTTCGCTTGCGCGGCGTCGTGAAACTCGGTGATCCACATGCCTTTGCGTTCGCGCGGCGGGTTGGCCGTGATCAATCCGAGACCGCCGGTGTCGGCCAGGCGTGGCCGAGCCATGAGGTAAGCGTCTTTTTTGAAACGCTGGCCCTCGTTCATGAGCCAGATATCGACTCGGCCGCGTTTCAGACTCGAGGGATCGTAACCGCTGAGAAGTTGAATCTCGGAGCCGTTCCAGAATCGCCACGTGAGCTCGGATTGTTTCCACTGATACCAGCCCGGCACGAGTACCTGATCCATGACACGCCGGAGCTCGTCGGCCTCCTCGATCACCGGCGAGATGTCCCAGCAGATCCGATCGGCCATGCCGAGCGCCATGAGGGCGACGGCGCGCACCGCGAAATCCGATTTGCCGGCGCCGCGACCGCCCTCGAGGATCAGGGTATAGATGTCCTCGAAGCCTTCGAGCCGCTCGCCGGCGGCATAGGCCCGGAACCAATCGGCGAACCAATGGGCGGCCTCATACTCGGCCGGCTGAACGCGCCAAATCGCTTGGGTGTGCCCGTCCCCGATCCAGCGGCGCTCCTCGGTATCCCAGCGACCGCCGGCGCGGAGGATCGTGTGCTCGCCGTTCCACTCTCGGAGGTCTACTTGTAAGTCGACCTCGCGGTCAGCCCCGGATAGGAGCTCCGCCGCCTGTCCTTGGATTCCCCGGGGTGACACTTTCTACCGGTGGCCCGATCGCGGGCATGGGCGTGCGCCGTGCCTTGGCGGCGATCGCGATGCGTTTCTCGACCTCGGCGAGTCGCTCGGTCGGCACCGCGCGGATGATCACGCCGGTGAACGCGCGAATCTCCGCGTTGAGCTCGCGGTTTCCGCGGCCTTGCACCGTTTCAAATAGCGCGCGCGCTGAGATCGATTGCGCCCACAAACAGGTTTCGAGCGGATCGCCGGTGGGCGGCTCGGCGAGGTCGGCGAAGATCTGATCGTATTTGTGCTTCCGAGGCCGCCCGCCCTTTTTCCCGTTCTCCCTCGCCGCGGCCCGGCGTGCTTCGCTCGCGGCGGTTTTCGTGCCACGAGCTCGGGGGCCGGCCGTTCCCGCGCGCCCTCCCACTAGTCGGCCTCCTCGAGTCGCCGGCGATCGCGACGGCCAGGCCGCCGGCGCTCGCGACGGCGGATCGATTCCGCGGTCGCCGGTCCGTGGAGATCGGGTTGCGGCATTCGGCCACGGCGCGGGAGCGGCTCGGCGTCATCCGGGCGCCCCCACGGCCCGGCCACGAGCTCGCGCCGGTAGAACACCGCGCGCTGCAAGGTGCGGTGTCCCTCGGCGCGCTTCGCCCGTTCGATCGCGTCCTCGAGAAACTCGTAACGGCTCCGGCGCACTTTCTTGCTCGACCACCGCGACCAGGGATCGACCTTGCCCCGGCCGCGCCAGATTCGCTGTTTCACTATGTAAGCCGCCTTCATGCCGCGGCCCCCTTGGCGGGAGTCATGCGCTGCAGACAACAGACGACGCAGAGCGGCGGTTTCTGCACGAATGCGCCGGTGTGCGGGAGCGCGGGATTCGGTCGCCACTGCGATACCATCCACACGCGCCCCTTGATGTCGCACTCGAAGCACGGCCGCTGATCCGGGATCTCGAAGATGTCCCAACCATTGAGCCGGATCTCTCCGAGGCGAACGTCGCGCGCAAAATCGTTCGCCATCTTCCGACGCAGCGATTGCGCGGCGCGGTGTTTCAGCAACTTCGGATCCGGTCGAGCTCGCTTTTTCATGTGGCGACTCCGGGGAGCGATCGTTGCGCGGTGCGCGCATCCTGCAACCGCTTGTAATCGGCGTTGATGTCGAAACCGAGCCAGCAGCGCCCGTGTTTCTCGGCGACCTCGCCGACCGTGCCTGAGCCGAAAAACGGATCGAGCACGAGAGCCGGCCGAAACTTTCCGCTTTCGTGCTCGCAACCTGGCTCCGTAGTACGCCACGGGGCCCCGCAAATGGCGCAGCACTTCGCGGGCGTGCCGGCCAGGATACAGGGTTCGATCAGGGCCGGCGGGAATACCGCGAAGTGCGCGCCGGTGTACGGCGCCGAGACCACGGTCCAAACGGATCGCTTGTTGCGGCCGAGCGGGTGCAGCGGGAGGCCCGCTTGCGGCCCGAGCATCGGGATGTGTTGGCCGTTCTGGTAGCTCGAGGCCGAGCCGCTCGCATAGGGCCGGCGGGGGCCGCGGCGATCGGCGGTCTCGTATGGCTCGCGGATCGCGTCGGTGTTGTAGTAATAGAGCGGCGACTTGGACAAAAGGAATAGGTACTCGTGCGCTTTCGTCGGCCGATCCCCGACTGACTCGGGCATCGGGTTTGGTTTCGCCCATATGATATCGCTGCGCAGGATCCACCCATCGGCCTGCAGCGCAAAGGCAACGTGCCACGGGATGCCGATGAGGTTCTTGGGGGCGAGACCTTGCATTGGGGGTCTAGCCCGCTGCCAATCGGCATCAGCAACCCGCATCCCCTCATACTGCCCCGCTTGCTTTGCCCCACCTTGACTAGAATACGTATCCCCCAGGTTGAGCCACAGCGTACCGTCTGCGCGCAGCACCCTGCGCACTTCGCGAAACACGCGCACGAGCTCGGCCACGTATTCGTCGGGCGTGGCCTCGAGGCCGATTTGGCCCTCGGCGCCATAGTCGCGCAAGCCCCAATAGGGCGGGCTGGTCACGACACACTGCGCGCACTCGTCGGGCAACTCGGCCAAAAGCTCGCGGCAGTCGCCGACATACGAGCCGGGGATCTCGAAGCGGCCAACCTTCACCGATCGTCCCCCGGTGGAAAAACGAGCTTGACCGCGCGATCGTGCTTCGTGATCCGCGCGGTCTCGGCGCACGCCCACGCCGCGCACCCGTCGCACGGCGCCTCCGGGTCGCAGAATTGCTCGGCGGGTTGCAGACACCGGCCGCGCACCGGTGGGTTGTTTTCGACGTGGCGCGCGCGCCACTCCGCACGAGTCAGACCGTTGTAGAGCGGCGAGAGCTCGCCGCCGAGGTAGTGCGGCAGCGTAGTCCAGCGCTTTTCATGGTCGGCTTGAAAATCCCCGGCAACCGATCGACGATCCGCGGCGGTTTCGGTTTCGCGGCTTTCGGTCACCGGTTTTCGGGCATCGGCGGCGCGGGTTGCATCAGACTGCATATCCGGAATCATCCTGCATGTTTGGGTCAGTTGACCCCCCTATAAGATAGCGTAATCGCTTGGGTTTTTGTGGCCAAAGCCGATGTCAATAATATCGCGAAGTTGAGCCGCGCC